AATCATAAAGTTTTGCAACTTTTTCTGTTTCTAACATTAATAGTTTACCATATCCTTTGTTTCTAAATTTTTCTTCTATTTTTAGGTTGTGTAAAAAAACGGTTATAGTTTCTTTTAAAAAACTATATGAATTATAATCTTCAATATTGTCTAATATGATTTCTATTTTTTTATCATATTCGTACATTGGGTCGATATCCAAAAGAAATATTTTACCTATCAACTCGTTTTTATCTTTTTTTTTAATTGATAGTTCTATTCCTGGCCACTCAGTTATATTTCCATTTTTTTCAAAAAAATAATCCTCCATTAAATTAATATATGGACAAATTTTTCAATAATTCAATACCTAAATTTTTGTATTTACCCTTTAATGGTATCTCTAAAACTTTTTTACCAGGAAATTTATATACATTTTCAGGTAACATAAGTTTTATATGTCCTGTTTCGTCTATACCAACTAAAGGAAATTTTACATTTTCCATAGTTATATTACGACTATTTATGATTGTACATTTTCCTGGATGGTCCCACTGACCTCTATTATCATTAATACAATTTAGATTTTCACTTATATATCCCCAATCACTGTTTGTTAATTTTTTTTGTCCTGTTATGTGATTTTTTAGTAATGATTTAACATCTTTTTTTGTAAAATTTTCATTAATATTTTTGCTTGACATTATTTCATTTAAAATATCGACAAAACGATCTTTTATTTCTTTTACTAAATCTAAATACCCTCTTTCTTGTTTTTGATTTATTAAAGAGTCTGTATTAATACCTTCCCTTTTCATTCCACTAATGGCTGCTTGGATTTGTTTTTCAGACAATTTTCTAAATCTTAAAAGTTTTTGTTTTATATCTTTTATAAACGTATTTTGACCCTCATAAAAAGCAATCGGTATTGCTTCTTTTGGTAAATCTTTGATATATGGTTTGTCGTAACCACTATACATGAAATTAATTCCTGAAATGTTTGTGATACATTTGTGTCCTCCTGAATTTGCAACCAAAAAATCATATCCATTAATTGATTGTGTGTTTGGATCGTAAGAAGGCATTGAACCATAAAGTGCCATCATGTCTTTTGAAGTAAACCCTACAGATTCTTTTGTTGCTTCTTTTTCTGCAATTCTTTTAATTGTTCTAAATGGTAATATTTGTTTCTCCAATTCTGGTTTGAAATCTAATAAAACTTGATCTTTTATCTCACCTAAATTTATACCTTTAAGTGCTCTACTTTCTTTGAACGGGTTACATGACGCTTGAACGCTACCAAATGGCATCCCTGTAACAAGGAAATCAGCATCAGGATTATTTCTAAATGGTGTGTATCTATCATATGCTCCCGGTTTGGTTGTTGATCCAAAACCATATTGTGATAAAATATTACCAGTTACTTCAACGCCTGAATCTTTTCTACTTTGTACGTAGTCTTCAGTGTTTTTTGTTAATATTTCAGGACTTGCATAACCCTTATCAATTGCCACTTTTTTTATAAAATTCAAAATACTTAAAAGAGATGGTTTTGCATTTAAAACAATATCTTCCAAAAAATTTGGTTTGTTTTTATATGCTAAAAGTAGTTTGTTAACGACAAGTCCCATTAACATTTTATTTCTTTTTAATGTTTCGTTTTTGTCGTATTTGAAAAGGTAGTTCATAACCATTTCAGGTGTTATACTGTTTGCAACAAAGTTTGCTGAATCTACTGTTGAAATTAATAATATATCTTCTGCCGTAAATATTTCTTTAGGTGATAATATTTGAGATATTGTCTCCACATTTGATCTTGAATGTCTAAAACTTGTTGCGGTATCACTTTCTACTCCAGCTTGTGAATCGTGGTGATCCGTATGTATAACAAACATTGGTTTCCCGTGGGCAAAATCCACTAAAACAGGCATTATATTACCCTCACCTTCAGGTTTTTTAATTGCAAATTCTTTAGCACCATATTGTATTACCTCAGCATCCACAACCTGAATACCATGTTGTTCAAGGTAGTCTTTCATGGCGAGTGCAGTAGTAACACCATCTAAATCTTGGTGAAAGTAAATTTTTGCTTTTTTGTATCTTTTTGCGATATTATTAATGTCTCTAATACCGGATTCTTTAATTAGTCTTTTCATACTAAATAAATATAAAACAAAACAAAAAAACCAACATTACTGTTGGTCTTCTTTTATCTCTTCTAATTTTTGAAAGTATTCTACCCTTGTCCTTGCAACTTCTGTATAGTTTGGTGATAATTCAATACCTAACCACCTTCGTCCTAAAACTTCCGCCGCAACTAAACTAGTACCACTACCAGCAAATGGGTCCAATATTATATCGTTCTTGTAGGATAATATCTTAATCGCCTTGGTTGGGATGTCCATTGAAAATGTTGCCTTGGTGAGTGATTTAGTATCTGCAAAGTAATTCCACTGACCAAATACAAGTTCCATGAATTCTTTTTTATCTTGTTCCTCGTATACAACTTTTTTCTTAAAAGTCCCGTCTTCTTGTTCTATCTCCGTAGGAACTCCTTTCCATTGTGGTTCTCCTTTAACTTTTTTAATATGTTGTTTCTTATAAGCCAAAATAACACATTCCTTTGGGTTATAGATGTAAGGACTTGATGGTGACATCCAAGATCCCCATGCGGTGGTTTTACTTCTATGTGGTGATTGTTCTTCTAAATCAACAATACCAAAGAACCCAAAACCTATTTCTTTCATTATTTGGTACATTTCAGAAACAAAAAATATTCTTCCTCCTTTCTTTTGTCTGTTAATTTCATATGGGATATTCAACGCAATTCGTCCGTCATCTTTTAATACATTATACGCCTCAGTTAACCAATTCCTTGCAAATACCAAATAATCATTAAACTCCACATCATCATCGTGAGTGTCATAAGCAATCCCTACTCCGTATGGTGGTGAGGTTACTATTAGGTCAATACAACCTTCAGGTAATGTTTTCATTACCTCAACACAATCCCCATTTATTATATTGTTTGTTTCTATCATTTCTCTAATATAATTTTATTATCCAAAAGGTTTTGATTTATTAATAACATATCAGGACTAACCTTTCTCATTAAGGACATACCACTTTTAGATTTTATTGAGTTTTTATTTTCAAATGTGTCAATTTTAGTAGAAAACCTTGTTATTGAAGTATAGGTACCAGTTTTTAATTTATCAATGTCCCTTTCTCCGAATTTTCTTATTTCATCTAAATTTAGAACCGGAGTTTTTCTAACTAATGTTTTATTTTTGAAGCTTAACCAATCGTAATTATACCCATCATTTTGGTATAGTTTTTTTACTGAGTTTTTTAATGCCGACTCTAAGTGTTCAACACTTTTAAAATCACATTGGAGTTTTACAATGTAGTTAATATAATCTTCAGTTATAATGACATTACTTATACCTTCTTGTTCTTTTAAGTTTTCTTTAAATGATTTTACTTTTTCTTTAATATCATTAAGTTTTGGCACTTTTTCTCCGTATAAACTATCCAATGCTAGTATTGGGGTTACTTTATTTTTACTGGCACTAAGATTAACAGTGTATTTGAATGTTCCTGATCCGTCTGCATTTATTTTTAAATCATCAATAATTTCAATGCAAGATGTTAATAACAATATTAACAAAAAATAAAAATATTTCATTTTTTCTCTAATGTATCAATATGATGTTGTAAATACCACAACGCCTTTTTTAGGTCCTCCAACTCTTTTTCTTTGTTTTTCTTTCCGGCTCTTGAAATATACTTTACGGTATTTCCTAAACTGAATCCAAGATCCCAAGCATCAATGACTTTGATTGCTTCATAAATGTTATCTTCACCTCCATAATGTTGGGGGTGATTTACTTGTTCACTACTCATAAATTCCCAATTGGATTAAATAACCTCTCACTTTTTTTCCAAGCACCATATCATTTGGGTTTTCTTTAACCAAATTGATTATATGTTGTGGGTCAACATTAATTTTTTTCTTTTGAACTGATGGGTGTTTATACCCAAACTCTTTTTCTTGTCTTAACTCGTTTAATGATCTTTGTTTTACTACCATGACTTTTTTATTTCAAAAGTAATAAATTATATTTTATTTGTCAAATTTTTGTGTTTAATAATTTTTGATTGGATCATGTAGTTCATTATTTTCCTTTTCGCAATAGGAATCAATGTTTCTTTGAGTGGGTAATTATTATTGTGGTTAATAGTAAAAACAATCAATTTACTATGAACCTTTGGGTCTTGTAGATTTTTAATTAGTGGTTTTTTAACCTCTTTTAGTTTTTCATCAAAATCTCCTTTTAGACATTCGCATATTCTTTTTATGTGACATTTTGTTTCTAAGTTCCCTTTCTTGATTGGTTTTATAATAAACTCATATAGATAAGTCTTACTACCATAATCTAAAAAGAAAAGACCTTGTTTTGGTTCAATGTTTTTTGGGTTTTGTACCGGGTCAATTGAAACTGTGTCATTTACAATATCCCAAATTGCTTTAGCGTGATTAAAGTAATCGGTCAGTTTTGTTGATGAGTATTTACATATGTGGTATACATCAAGTATTTCTTCTTTTGTTAGTAAGGGACAATCAACCGGTATTAAGTCTGAAATTAAAATTTCATCGTCAGGGTCCTTTAATGTTCTATTAAGTGTTAAAATTTGACCTTTTTCAATTAAAAGATTGATACTAGCAAGATGTAATGATATTTCTTGAAACTGTGGATATAATTTAAAACTGTTTAAATTTTTGTCTAATTTTTGTAAATAACCTAAAAGGGTTAATTGTTTGTGTTCTAAATCTATGGGGTCTTGAAATAACCAGTCAGTTTTCATTAAAATATTTTAGATAAAAAATAGATGTTTTTTTGGTGAGTGTAAATGATTAGTTATATCTCATAACGTAATATTCCTCTCCGTTGATCGTGTACGAATCTGCAGTTCCGTCATAACCATTTAAAACACTTCCATACCCATCAGATCTAATTACGTCGTCAATAGCCGCCTCAATATCAACAAAATCTAAAAGTGCGTAATTATCATAACCTCTATCTCTTAATAAACTAAATATATCATCTTTGTTATCATCAACCATACCTTCTATGGTATCTTCAATTTCTTGTTCATTATAGTCACCTTCTGGATTTTCTTTAATGTCCTCTATTAATTGTTGGTAGTCGTAAATATCACTTTCAATTTCTTCTTGTTCTTCATCGGTTAATCCGCCTTCTTCAAGTTTTTGATTTAATCTATCGATATTTGCTTGGTGTATTTCTAAATACCTTTTTTGTTGATCTGTTAATTCTTTATTTATATTCCAATCTTCTGGACTTTGTCTAACGTATTCACTATAGTCCTCATAAAGATAGTCCCTCACATATCTTTCATCAATATGATTTTCCCAAACCCATTCTCTAAATGTGTCAAAACCAGATTCCTCAATTTGTGATTCTAACTGTTCTTTTGCCGCATCATATATTTTATCACCTTCATAAACAACATATTCACTTTCAAAGTTTTTTGATCCTAACCACAAATAAACACTTGAATTACCATAATGATTATAATTCTCTTTAAATAAAAAATACTTATCTTCACCTTCTTCTACGTTTCCACTTTCTTTTAGGTATTCAAAAATTGCTTCAGTTTCATTTGATTCTTTGTCATCATTTTCAACATTCCAATCATCATCCTGTCTTAATACGTCTTGATGTGCAAGTCTTTGTTTATGGATTTTTAATTTTTCTAATCTTTGCATTTCAGAACCGTAATAATCAAATCTACCTCTTACTTTATTTTGATCAAAAAATGGAATTTTGGTATAACTGATATCTAAATCACCTTGTACTAAATCAACACTATCTATATTTGTCACATTTTTATTCCCTCTAAGATCTAATTCACCTGTAATTCTAATTTTTTTACCGTTATAATCTGGAAGTCTTTTAATAAATGAACCATCACCATTAACATAAGCCAAAAGTTCTTTATACTCTTCAGGACTAACATCAACCCACTCTTCGGTTTCTTCTTTTATTATTTTTTTAATTAAGGAATTTAAACTCATATTTTATAAATACTTTATGTTTACAAATGAATAAACATACTTTATAAATATTTATATATAAAATAAACCTCTAAAAAATTTTAGTCATGGGATGTGGGTGTAAAAACAAAACTAACGAGCAACAGGCACAACCTGTTCAGACACAACAAACACAACAACAACAAAACGGTCAAAATATTCAAAACGCCGTTCAAAAAATTGTAGAAAAATATTACAACAAAAAGTAATTACTATTTAGTCATATTTTTATTTTTTCTAACATTAATTAAAATAAAATGTTAAAAAATAAAAAATGATAGAAGTTTCAAGTTTTTTAAGTGGTAAGAATTTATGTAATATTTTTGCTGACTTAGTTGTGAAAAAAATCAATGAAGTAACTCCTGACGCTAAAACACAGATAACTGTAATTAACGTCAGGAATTTTTTTATTGTAAAAGGAGTGACAACATCCGACAGTGTAATCAATCTTTCCGATATTTTATCAGGCATTTACGAAAAATACGATTCTGAATTATTAAATAAAGTAAGGGTTATTGATACCATTCTATATAATAAAGAATTTGATTTAAATTTAAACATAAATTTTTATGAAGATAAAAAAAACAAATCATTAATAAGTAATCTATATAAAACATGTAATGACCTACAAAATGAAGGGTTTTATATAACAGTTAAATTGAATAATGGTATATTATTTTATGATTTTGAACACGAAAAGGACTTTGACCCATCATACATAAAAGAAAAGTTTCCAACATATACTTGTATTAAAGATGATTTTTCTCAAGACATATACACTTCTGAAGAAATTTATGGGTTGTCTAATAATGGGATTAAATATTACCACTTTTTAATAAGAAAAATATCATACAATTTATTATCAAGAGATTTTTCAAAAATCACCGACATATCTATTTCATCTGAGTTAAAATTAAACGATGTAGATGCCGAAAATATCAATTTAAAACTTAATAACAAATCAATTACAGATAACAGTGTTTTAGAAAGTTTAATTTTAGATAATTTTAATTTTGATATTTCTAAATTGGAAAAAGAGGTGGATTTTAATGACTTTGATGTTTTAAAATCAATATCTGAAAGTTCTTACCTTTGGGAAAACTTTACGGGTACAAAAGACTTTATCCTATTATAGGACGTAATCTTTCACCATTACAACTCCTTCATATATGTCTTGAAAGTCTCTGTCGGGTGCCAATAATCTAACATCCGATGGATTTTCATCTTCATCTAATGTCAATAACATAAGGGCCGGTACGTATTCATTTTCAGTTATTTTGGAAAATTCGTCGTATTCTTCGCTGTAATCATCAATATCTCTTTCCAAAAAAGGTAGGTTTTCTTTTTCTAACTCTTCTTTAATCATAGTACAAAAGGGACATCCCTTCATTGTGTAAACTACTGCAATTTTCATATTCTGTCTATTGTATAAAATTTATTCAAACCTTTAAGTAGTAAGTCAACATTAACACCACTATCTTCAGATGACATTATTATTAATTTATATGTTTTTTCACTTTCTTTTGATTTAACATAAACCATTATTTTATAGGTACTACTGTAATCAATTAATGCCTCTTTTATTAATGTGTTTTGTCCATCAAATACTTTACTAAACCATACCATTTTATTTTTTTTTGTCAACACATTAATAGCATCTACAGTTACATTCCTAGTTTGTATAAAACAAGGAAATTGTTCATATTTTTTTACAAAAATATCTAAAACGTGTTCAGGTACAATATTTTTTTCAATTTCATTTGTCATGGTAGATCCATAAATAGTTCTTCAAAATAATTATAATCGTTAGTATCAATAATAACTTTCTCATTTACTTCATTAACCCATATTGGGTATATATCATAAATAGGTTTTGTTTCATCAAATTCTTTAAATTTAGAAACGGTTTTATTGGTTTTACCATTTTTAAATTTTTTAACCATAATTGGTAATTTTATAAATTCTTTTCTAAAAAGGTGATCGACTCGTCTATCTAACTCATCGACAGGTATAATCCATTCATCTAAAAGTGGCATGTTATACTTACCTAAAGTTTGTGATCTTCTTAAACCGTCTCTTGTAAATTGGTATTCTATTGTTGCCCTTTCAATACCATCTTTATCTCCCTTTCTTAATGAAACAATAAAACAGTATGGTTTTTCAGAGTATGTCCTTACACAGTTGTGCTGGTGAATTGATTCTCCCTGGTATTGTTCTGTGGTTTTAAAAAGTATCGGAAAGTATGTGTTGTCATGAGTAAATATTGGATCCTCAACTAAAACTGAATCTTCTCCATAAAATCTTGTGATGTGACCATTACTATAAGAATCAATAAGTGTTGCCCATTCAGAGTGTTCGTGATTAAATTCATGTCTATTTTTAGCCAATAATTTAACATTTTCACCATAATTTTCTAATTTAATTTTAAATCTTAAATGATCTCGTAACAAATTAATAAAATTTTCTGATTTTGTTTCGTTTAAAAGTGAAACAATATTTTCTTTTTCTTTTTTTGTTAAAAAAATATCTGCAGGTATTCCTTCATAAATGGAATTATAATCTGAATAAATTTTTTCAGTTATAAAAACTTCATCTTTAATTTTATTAAATAAGTCTTGTCCTAAAAAATGGTATAATTGAACAACACCATTAAGGTCAATATTATCATAT